ACTGGTGTACCAGTAGCTTATACAATTTTAGGCAGTACATTTAGATTTATGCCAAAACCAGATACATCATATTCTGGTGTATTAAATTATTATAAAAGTTTTGATGCTTTAAGTGCATCAACTGCAACAAATTATATTTTAACAAACCATCCAGCAATTTATTTGTATGGTGCTTTGTTTCATGCGGCCAATTTTTTAGGTGGCATAGATCCAGTTAGATTAGGTAAATGGGAACAGATGTACGCAACAGCTTTAGAAAGATTAGAGCTAAATGACAGGGAAGATCAATTTAGTGGATCGCCTTTACAAGTAAGAAGTCAAGATACAGTAGCATCATCTTTCCAATCTAATTTTACATCAACACAAAACTCAGGTTAATATTATGCAACTACCTTTTGGCGAATGGTTGCCAGACCAACCAGCTCATTTGAATCCAGGCGCAACTGTGGCTACAAATGTGTACCATGCACAAACAAGCTATAAACCAGTTAAAGGTTTGGTAGCTTATAGTGGTGCATCTAATGTAACACAAAATGCTAAAGGTGCTGGTAGTTTTAGAGATAATACAAATACAGTATTTACTTTTGTGGGTACTAAAGACAATATTTATAAATTAACATCTGGTACTTTTGCTAGTGTTAAAGGCTCATGTACTGTTAGTGGTACAGATACAGATTTTTTTACATTTACACAATTTGGCCAATATATAATTGCTAGTAATGGCAAAGATGCACCAATGTATTACTTAATGGGTACATCAACTAATTTTGCAACACTGCAAAGCTTAGTTACAGCACAAGGCTCAGGCACAGTACCAGCTAAATTTAAAGTAAGTGGTGTTGTAAGGGATTTTTTAGTTACTGGTAATATTGAAAATGCCAAAAACAGAGTACAATGGTCAGGTTTAAACGATATTTCTACATGGGAAAGTGGTGTTAAATCATCTGATTTGCAAGACTTACCTGGTAGTGGTGGTCAGGTTGTGGCCATAACCTCAGGTGAAATTGGTTACATTTTTAGGCAAGATCAAATAACAAGACTTGATTTTGTTGGCGGCTCAACAGTATTTAGATTTTCAGTTATAAGTCCAAACAGGGGCGCAGTTTATGGCCAAACAGTTTGCCAGGACAACAGACAAGTTTTCTTTTACTCATCAGATGGTTTTTATCAATTAAATGGTGATCAAGTATTACCAATTGGTGCAGAAAAAGTTAATAGATTTTTTGAAAGTGATTTAAACAAAGCTTATACAGATAGAATTACAGCGGCAGTAGATCCATTTAATCAATTAGCTATATGGTTATATCCAAGTAAAGATAATCCAAATACTACTGGTATTTGTGATAAATTATTAATTTATAACTATGTAACTCAAAAATGGTCAGTTGCTAAAGTTAAAGCATCACAAATTTTTAAACAATTTGTAATAGCTAACACAGTTGAGTTAATGGATATTGTAAGTGAAAACTTAGATGATATTAATATTTCACTTGATACAGATTTTTGGACAACAGGACATTTATACTTAGGTGCTATTGATGAAAATTTTAAAGCGGCTATTTTTTCTGGAACTACTTTAGAGGCAGAAATAGAAACTAAAGAAACTGAAATATTTCCAAATGCTAGAGCTGATATAACTGGTATTAGACCAATAGTTGATGCTAGTGCAAGTGTAACTGTAAAAACAAGAGATAGATTGGCCGATGCAGTTACAACATCTACATCAAGCGCAATGAACAGCTCAGGTATTAACCCTGTAAGACAATCAGGCAGATACATGAGAGCAAATGTAAAAATACCAGCTGGAAGTATTTGGAATCATGCACAAGGAATAGATTTAACAGCATCACCAGGCGGTAACAGATAATGGCTGATACAATAAATATAGATAATGTTCGTTACTCAATTGAAACACAAGAATTTTTTCAAAGACAGATTGAAGAGGCGGTTAATACATTAATTAACAAAAATAATACTGAAAGCGATAAAGCTTTTAGTTGGTTTATGAATTAGGAGAATAAATGTCAGGAATAAAAGATTATAGAATAGTACAAGCAAACAACACCTCTTTAAATGGAATTGATGTTGCTGAGGGTATGCTACCTAGTAACCTAAATAATGCTATTAGAGCTTTAATGGTTAATGTTAGGGAGTGGTATAATGACTCACAGTGGGTAATTTATGGTGATGGCGATGGTGCTTTTACTGGTGCTTATGCTAGTGCATCATCTTTTACAATTAATGGATCTGATGTAACTGCTGTTTATCATGCTAATAGAAGAGTTAAAGTTTATTTAGGCTCATCTGCGGTTTATAGATATGGAACTATTTCATCATCTTCTTTTTCAACAAACACAACAGTAAATGTTACTTGGGATAGTGGAACTTTATTAAACGAAACTTTAACAATTTATTTAGCGGCTCTTTCAGCTACAAATAATTCAATACCACCTAATGTTTTAATACCAGCTGATAACTCAATTAGTACAGCTAAATTAGTTAATGGTGCGGTTACAGCTGATAAACTTGCATCAACTTTAGATGTAAGTGGTAAAACAGTTACTTTGCCTGATGGCAATATATCATCTGCTAAACTAGCAACAGATTCAGTAATTACTTCTAAAATTTTAAACTCAAATGTTACAACAGCAAAAATAGCTGACTCAAATATTACAACTGCTAAGATTGCAGATGATGCTGTAACAATTGGTAAAATTGCAGATGCCGCAATAGTTACAAACTCAGAGCAATCAGGCCATACACCTAATGATACTACTTTTTATACAACATCAGCGGCAGACACTAGATTTTTAAATAAAGATACATCAGAGTTAATTAACTCAACTCAAACCTGGTCAGACAGTAATGATTTTATTGCAACAACTGCGGCCATATCAAATAGAATTACAAACCTGGTTGATGAAGTTGGTGGCTTTGTACCAATTGCAAATGAAACTAGCTTTCCAAATACTAACCCTGACATCAATGATGGTGCTGGGACTATTGTTAGTGTAGCAACTTTAGCATCAAGTCATACTGCAAATGGTAGTGGTGTTATTACAATTTCAAATGGTACAGTTGGAAACTCAACAGTTACTTTAAATAATTGCGGTGCTAATACAGTTTTAGCCGCTGGTTTTGGTATATTAGTTGAGTCTACTACAACAAACCATACTTACAATTTTCACAGATTAGTTCCAAAAGCAACTGAAGTATCAACTTTAGCTGGTATCTCATCTGCAATTACTGGTGTTAATAATATTTCAAGTGCAGTTACATCTGTAAATAATAACAGTACAAATATTAATACAGTAGCTACAAACATAAACGCAGTTAATTCTTATGCTAATACCTATTCGTTTGGATCATCAAATCCAGCATCAGGTATGTCATCTGGTGATTTATTTTTTAATACTACCCAAAATATACTTTATGTTTTTAATGGGTCGTCATGGCAAAATGCTGGGTCAAGTGTAAATGGAACTTCACAAAGATTTACTTACACAATTAGTGGTACACCTACAACAGTAACAGGCAACGATAATAATGGGAACAGTCTTAGTTATGATGGGGGCTTCATTGATGTTTTCTTAAATGGAATCAAGCAAGTAAATGGAGTTGATGTAACTGTAACCTCAGGCACAAGTGTAGTTTTTGCAAGTGCTTTAGCGGCTGGTGATATTGTAGACCTGGTTGCTTATGGTACATTTAATGTTGCCGCACTTAGTGCTGGAAATATTTCAAGTGGAACTTTAAACAATGCTAGACTTCCATCAACTATAAGCGATAAAACAATACAAGCATCTACACCATTAACTGTTAAAGGCGATGGATCAAGTGCTGATGGAAAATTAGTTTTAAATTGTAGTCAAAATAGTCATGGTGTGGGCATACAAGCACCTCCTCATTCAGCTGGTGCTACATACACACTTATCTTACCAGTTAATACAGGATCAAGTGGCCAGGTATTAAGTACAAATGGATCTGGAACTTTATCTTGGATTGCTCAGCCAACTGGAGAAACAAAACCAACAGTAGCTAATGTATCTCAAACGATTGCACCAGCTAGTGCTACAACTATAAATATTACAGGAACTAATTTTAGTGGAATACCAACAGTAGAATTTATTAAATCAGATACAGGGGCTATTACAAGTGCTAATACTGTAAGTTTAACTAATGCAACTACACTATCGGTTAATTGCACATTGGCCTCAGGCACTTATTATGTAAGAATAGAATTAGATGATGGTAATGCCGCAAGAAGTGCAAACGCAATTATTACAGCATCTACTGCGCCAACATTTAGTACAAATGCTGGATCTTTAGGTACATTTGCTGGTAATTTTAGTGGTACATTATTTACAATTCAAGCATCATCAGATAGTGCTATTACTTTTGCTGAAACAACATCAGTGTTAAGTGGTGCTGGTGTTACCCTAAATTCATCGACTGGTGCTTTAACTACATCAGATTTTGGTGGGTCATCAACTACACCTACTACTTACACATTTACAATCAGAATTACAGACCAAGAAGCCCAAACAACGACTAGACAATTTAGTATGACTTCTAGTTTCGGTGCTACTGGTGGTGGACAATTCAATTAACAATTTTAAGGAGATTTAACTAATGGCTAATACATCAATTTATCGAACAATGGGAACAGCAACCAATAGAAATATATTTACTTTATCTATGTGGGTAAAAATGTCAAAAACTGGTAGTGATTTAAGTGCATATCAATTTTGTGATTTTTATGTAAGTGCAGATATAAGAATAAGTATTTACCATGACCCTACCGACAATTTGAATTGTTATATGAAAGGTGGTGGCTATGAGGGTAATATTTTTGTGACTAATGCTAAATACAGAGATACTTCAGCTTGGTATCATTTTGTTTGGAGATTTGACACTACACAAGCAACAGCATCAGATAGGGTAAGATTGTATGTAAATGGAGAATTAGCAACTTTTGCAAGTACAAACTATCCATCTCAAAACTTTAACTTACAACAAGGTACATCAAGTTATACGCAATACTATGGAAGATATGGTGGCAATACAGACAATGGATTTGATGGAGTAATGAGCCATATTCACTTCTGCGATGGTTATTCTTATAGTGCAGATAGTTTTGGGGAAGAAGATTCCTCAACTGGAGAATGGAAAATTAAAACTGACCCTAATGTTCAATATGGAAATAATGGTCATTGGATTTTAAAAGATGGAAATTCTGTGACAGACCATTCTGGTAATAGTCTTTCATTTTCAACAGCAGGTACACTTACAAAAACAGAAGATAATCCAAGCAATGTTTTTGCTACTTGGAATTCTTTAGTAGCTTCATATTCAGCTATTACATATTCAAATGGAAATTTAAAAGCAACTTATCCTGGAACTTGGACAGGTACTAATGCAACTTTAGGTGCATTAAGTGGTAAATATTATTGGGAAATAAAAATGAATACTACTGGAGTTAATAATTGGATGGGAGTTGTTTCAGAAAATGTAAATATGTCATCTTCTACATTATATGCTGCTACAAATGGTCAAGCTATGATGAAATCTTCTGGAGATTTAAGAATAAATAATTCAGAAACTTCTACTTATGGAAGTGCTTATTCAAATGGAGATATTATGGGAATAGCTATTGATTTAGATAGTGCAACAAAAACAATACAGTTTTATAAAAATGGTACTACAAATGGAAGTTTAGTTAATCTTCCAACAAATATGCAAGATACTTTTATTATTCCATTTGCTATGGGTAATTCAAGTAGTAATGCTATTAACCATGAAGCAAACTTCGGTAATGGCTACTTCGGAACAACAGCAGTATCTAGTGCTGGAACTAACGCAAGTGGTAATGGAATATTTGAATATGATGTTCCAGCAAATTACACAGCTTTATCAACGAAAGGATTAAATTTATAATGGCATACACAACTATCAATAAATCAACAGATCATTTTAATACTAAACTTTGGACAGGTAATGGTGGAACACAATCAATTACAGGTGTTGGTTTCCAACCAGATTTTACTTGGATTAGAGAAAGGTCAGAAGCAAGAGGTCATAATCTTACAGATGCAGTAAGAGGTGCACCTAAATATATAAATACTTCAAGTACTGGTGCAGAAGAGACAAGTATTTCTACTACATTAACA